CTAAACATTTCAATTACTACTTTCGCTAATTCAATATTAACCCAATCGTCTTCTGTAGAAACTAATATCATCGTTTTCCAATATTTATAATAAACAAGCTGTTATTCTTTTCCATGATTTTTTATGACTTTAAGTTCTTCAATCATTTCGTCTACATCTTTGTGATTTCTCACAAGATATAGTTTTGTCTTTGCGTGGTGTTTGTACAAATAATATTTGAACAGCTTCCAACGCAACGGAAATGAGTCTCCCATAAGACCTTTACATTCTACTATAAAACCTCGTCCTATGAAGTCCGGTAGATACGTAATAGGTCTTATTTTTTGACCCAAAAACTCGAACGATTTAAGTAAAGTAAAGTGCTTTGGCTCATACTTAACTGGTATTCCAGCTTTCATAAAAGCTTCATAAGTATAGAGTTCGAGTTTGCTCCTAAAATGGATTCCATATTTATCGACTGCTGTCGCATTCTTTACTTTACCTTTAGTTTTGGAGCCCATTTAGACTATTTAATTTCTTTTCGTATTTATCGAAAAGGTCTATTACCTTTACTGGACTTTTAGCATAAGCTTTAAATAAGTTGTTTACTACCTGGTAAGCTCCAAAAAACGCACCTAAGCCGAATGATAATACGGCTATCAATATATTAGCTATCATATTTTTCTACTGTTTTAGTTAACCATTCTTTTACAGCAAAGAACCCGTTATCTCGAACAGCATCGGATATGTCCTTTGCCTTAAACTTTTTGTGAACGAATATAGCATCTAATCTGTATTGTCTACTATACTCTCTGGCCGATTTAACACCAGCTTTATCTCGATCGTATAATATTATAATGTGTTTCCACTTAGACCTTAACGATTGAAGTATATCTTCAGGTATAAAAGTAGTCTCACTAGAAGCTGCTATAGCATTAAATCCCATCTCATATAAACACATCACATCTTTAAGAGATTTTGTGATGATAAGGAGATTACCACCCTCGTGTGGCAACTCGGCTAGCCCCTGAACATGACGATTTGTCAGATTCGTCCTCCATTTAGTATACTTTGAGGCTAAAGGTCTATAAATTTTAAATCTATCATAAACCTTATAGGCATACATAGGACTATCTTCTTTGTAGGTTCCTCTGACGACTCTATTACAAAGAAAGTATTTAATGCTAAAGACATTAAACCGTTTTAGTGTATCAATACTTATATGAAATTGCTTCCAATAAGCTTTGTCTACATCTGTAAACGGTTGACGAACTATTCCAATATCTGTTGGCCCCGAATCCACCGTTCTCGCATACGATGCTTTCGCATTTTCACGCATCGGATTCGTTTTTCGGACGATGCGCAACAATTCTCGTTCTAATTCGTCTCTTGTTTGCACACCCGTATAAAGTTTCAGAAATTTTAATGCATTTCCTGCTACTCCAGATCCATGATCTTTAAATAGCAATGCACCATCTTTTGTTGGAAATATAGCAAACGATGGTATTTTATCATCACTCCTTAACGGGCTGTTTATCAGCTTTCTAGGCTTAATTGAGCCTAAATAATAAGAATAGATAGTATAGTCGTCCAACTTCTCCAATAAGTCTTTAATACTTATTGTAATCGCTGTTTTTGTACTATACATGGCTTTAAAGCTCTTTTGTATTTGTGCGGCCTGTGGGACTCGAACCCACACGTGCGTCAGTATCATACAAAGATACGCGTTGCTCTACCATTTGAGCTAAGACCGTAAAACGGTGCGGTATACGCTTGACCGCACCCACGCGCCTTCTACCTTCGGAAAGTGGAATCTGAGGTTGTTTATAAGTGAATCTCAGAGAAAACACTATTATTAGGGCTGACGGATGTCAGCATCCACCACTGACCATTATTCAAACGGATTATACATCCATTCTTTTTCGAAGATTATTACTTCAAAATGGCAGGTCGTCAGCACCTGTTGTCTCAGTTACCGGAGCACTGTTTTCAGCGAGCGGATCTGTAGTAGACTCAACATCTGCTACAATTGGGCGCTCTAGAAGATCGTTCTTCCAAAGCTTAATCTGAGACTGTTCTACGCTCATAGGTTCAACAAAAATACCAAGAGAGCTTACTTTCGTATAACCTTTCTTGTCATATACAACCTTAAGTCGAAGTGGAGTAGCATTTTGTATGACTTCTAACTGATTCTTAACCCAGTTTATCATCTCTACAAACGATGAACCTTCAAAATCACTATGACTGCCGTTTACAGCGTCTATGATTTGAAGAATGCGACCGAATTGCTGATTATCGCGATTCTGAAGCTCTTCATCAGTCTTAATCCACATATTCTTCTCGTTTTTCCATTCTGACATACTAGCCGTCTGGCCTTCTGCATTCTGGAACACGATCTCAAGGAAATCCCTACCCTGAGCTGTTTTATTTACATTCACCTCTTTTAAGGTTACATTTTCGTTGATGCCTACAGGCATATATGAGCTGTTAAACTCGTTATTATTTGTTGTTGCTGTTTTTGTACTATACATAATTTCCTTCTGACTTATAGTTCTTATTCAGGTTTATAAACACGTTCCCAATAGGTTGTTATGCTTCCGTCATCATTTCCTGTAGCAATGACAACATCTTTACCAGCGATGTGTCTGGCACGTGCTTCCATAATTGTTCCGTCACCGCCAGATTTGAAACTAATGTGCGTTTCATTATCTTTGCGGTATACGTATCCGACTGCATCAGCCATTCCACAAACGATTTTTCCCAACTTTCCGACGAGGTCGATTTCTTTTGCGTTGACCTCTTCTCCGTCTTTATCTGTGATGCTATCTTTAACATGTCCTATTAGGATAAATTCATCACAAAGGTCTTTGAACATATCAATTACCTTCTTGACTGCGTCTCTTAAATACTTGTAACCTGCACCACGGGCGAGCGTAGTAACATCGTCTCCCTTCCAGTTCTTTCCAAGTTCCGTTTTTCGATCATTATATTCCATACAACTCGCAATATTGTATGCGTTCTCTTATGAACTGCTGCATGTCACCATGCAGATTAGACTATATCATCTCCTTTGTTTATGCAACGTTAAGGAGTTCCCCACTTCCACTACCATTTGCTTGTAGTGTACTCTCTTTCGAGATAGTCGTTGAACTTTCATTATGACGAAGTTTATATATTTTTTCTACTCTGTCTAAAAACGTTTCTAATGAAAACTTATTTTTCATTCTATTACAAATAGAACAGCAAGGAACGCAATTGTCTATTATATACGGTTTTGTTGAATCTAATCTGTCTATTCCGTCAGAATGTTCTTTTCCACAATAAAAACATGGTTTGTTTATAAGATTTTCTACTTGTTCTTCTGTCAAGTTAAAATCTATACTTCTGCCTTTTGCGTTTCCTTTTATTGAACCTAAACGTTGTCTAAAGTGTCGTGTTTCTGCATATTTATTATCAGCAATTTCTCTCTGTAAATCTGCGTAACATAATTTACAACTTTTACGTTCTTGTTTTCCGTTTTTTCCTGTTATTATTAATGCATCTGCTCTTAATATGGAATCTCTTCCGCATCTATTACAGTGCACTTTAAAATAAGTTCTTTTAGATTGTTTTGCTTTATCGTAGGTTTCATATGCTACTTCAAGCACAGTTATTACACCGAAAGTTTTTCCAATGTATTTTTTTAGAGTTTCTTCTTTCATAATGCTTAGCTTCTGATTTACTTTACCAAATTGAGTTATATATTCATAACGTAAGAACTTGGTAAAGTGGTTCCAGAAATTCAAGGAATTTTTCAATGAATATTTCTATTCAAAGCTGCATTAATTCACAGAGTGCAAGCATAAGACATACAAATATCTTCGAGCCTGGTAGCATTGTCTATTGTAATGTGTTTATAATACTTATGTCCTACTTCTTCATTCTTAGCTCTAATGGCTTGTGCAATTTCTCCAAGATCATTGATTGTACGAGCTTGTATGGCAAGTGCATCAATGAATTTAGATCCGCCTTCAAGGTCTACAATAAGGTTATTTTCTAACTGTGCTACAGCACTAGTCTTTCCAGCTTTAGGCAGGCCGTATAATACCAAATATTGTGGATTTGTAGAAGTTGCAGGAACTTTGTTTGTAGGTAGTACAACCATGTCGTTTTATATTAAAGAAGGTTAATATTAATATTACCAGTACCAAACGTATAAATGTTGATAATGGTCT